TGAAAGATTGACCAGTTCATGTTGTGTCATGTTGTTCAATGCTTGACAAAAAACATGTGCCATTTCTTCGGACGTGAATTCTGCATATTCTTCGCAACCTTCAACTGCACGTCTTTCAATAATATCAGAAGACCAGTTTCCGAAGTCAGATTCCATTTGTCTTCGCATCACTTTGAATGTTGGACGTGATCCAGTTGAATAGTCCATTTCACGAACTTGTTTGAATTTTTTTGTCACTTGAAATTCGATTCTTGTTGCAACATTGATTGTTGCAGTGTAGTCGTTTTCATTTGGTTTGTGCGTCATTTTTCTTGAATTTTCCATTTTGTTTTTGTTTTTTAGGTGTGATCAAAACTTTGTGTCTTGATTTCTTTTGTAAAAATAAAACTTTTTTTCATTCTGACAATGGAAAAATGAAAGTTTTTTTCACTTTTTTTGTTTTACTAGATAAGGAATGACAAAAAAAAGATTGAAATTTCTTTGATTTTCGTTGTTTTTTGGTTGTTTTTTGTATAAAAGATCCATGTTTTTCATCGATTTTGATCACAAATTGTGTGCAAATTGACAAACAAGACCATCATTTTCGTCCCAGATGAACATTTCACATGACTGGATTCCACCTTTGTAGCCCTTCAAGTTGTGCCATGCGTCCGTTCCAGACAAAGATCGCATGAATCTGATCACCATTCCTTTGTGTTCTTGTGTTGACATGAATTTGATTTCCTTTTTGTGGTGCAAATGTCCGACATGAATTTCACGATACTTTGTTTGTGACCACAATTTCGGTTCTTCACTTGCAACAAGCAACGGAAGATCCACAATTTTTTCATTGTTTCCATGTGTGTATGTGATCAAGCATTGTCCGAACCGATAGTGTTTTCGTGGATTCGCACCATTGTTGACCACCACGTTTTCGTTCTTATGATACCAGCATTCCATTGCATCACCAACATAAAACGATCTTTCAAAGTCATGATTTCCTTGAACCACGATCACATCGACTGGTGCAATTTCTGACAACATGTCAATTCCTTTGATCAGCAATTCACGTCCGGCACGATATGTTTTTTGCCATCGAAGATCTTCGTCTTGTGGTGTTCCGTTTGATGTTTGATTGAATCTTGTGTCTGCATTGAAAAAGTCGTTTCCAATAGGAAAAACAATGCGTTTGATGTCAAACCCTTTTGATCTTGTTATCATCGCTGAAATCGCATCAATGAACCTTCTGGTGGCAATTTTTATATCGTAGTTGTCACCAGTTTCTTTTCCCCAGCAAAGTTTGCCAAAATGTAGATCAAAGATGTTGATTTCCATCAACTGACCTTCATCAACAATCTTGTGGTTGTTTGTTTTGTAGATCGGTGAAAAAGACTTGATGTCATCCATCATTTCTTGTCTGATCCTTTTCAGTTCAAAAATTTCAGTGGATCTTTTCAACCACGCTTTGATTTGAAACAATGGTTCAACAATGATTTGTCCATCAACTTGTGATCCGACTTCCCATTTGTTGACAACATATCGATCAACATTCCAGATCGATGTGTCTATTTTACACACACGAATCAGATCATCAAGTGTTTTGATCCTTGATGATTTTGGTGATGTGATTGTTTGTTTGTTTTTTGAATGATCAATTTCAATTTCACCACCTTTTTTTGCATAGTTGATTGCAGCATTCAAACATTGTGCTTGAATTGCTTTCGGAAATTTTCGAAGTTCAGTGACCAGTGGTGAAAGATTTTCGTCCCAGTGTGGACGATTTTGTTTTTTATTTTTCAAAGTCATGCGACAAAGTAAAAGTTTTTTTCAACACTTGAAACATAGTTGTTTGAACATCAATGAACAAGACCATGTTGACAACCATCATTTGAAGATGTTGAATATCTTGAAGAAATCCTTGAAAAAGATTCGTGCCACCAATAGCAACGCAGCCACCGCAAACAAGAACCATGTCCAGTCTTTTGCACGTTCTGCAAATGTTGGTTTTCTGATCACAACCTTTTCAACCGGAACTTCATTTGTGATGTATATTGTGTCACCTTCACATTCACCAGACAAATAGATGATTGAATCTTGTCTGATATATTGAATTTTTATTTTGTCCTTGATCACAATGATCGTGTCCGAAGGTGAATCAACAAACGATGTGTCTGCAAGAACTGGATCAAGTTTGATCGTATCTTGCAAAATTATCGTGTCACCTTTTTGCAAAAGTTCTGGAAATTTTTGCGTCAAGTTGTAGATTTTTTTTTCAGCACGTTCCACTTTGCAAACACGTGTTGTGCAGCAACTTGAAATCAAAACCGATAAGATCAAGCACTTGACTATTTTCATGATGTTATTTTTTACATTCGCAGTTTGTTGATCCAGAAGATCGTTTCGTTTCACCATAGATGTAGCCGATCACAAATGGTGAAAGTGCTGCAAAATATGCTGCAAATTCTGACATGTTGGTGTCACTTTTTATTCCTAAATAACCGAAGACAAGCCATGACAACATCATGAATAAAGTCACCAGAAATCTTTTTGATTTTAGCATTTGAAATATATTTGATAAAGTTTTCATATAAATTTAATTTTTTTTTTCTGAATTATTTTCGCAATTTTCGGAAGATCCAAAATGAACATTCTTCATTGTCAAACCTATCTTGCAACAATAGTCTGGAACATTGAATGATGGACATGCCTTGTTTGAAAACTGATTGTGTCCAGCAACAAGAACATCTGGATTTCTTAAAATTTCATGCTTGATGTAAATTTCAAGCGTTTCGTTTTGTTCTTTATTTAGTGTGTTTTTTGGTTCTTTTGTGTCTTTGTCAAGTCCACCAATATAGCAAACATGTTTGGAATGTGAATTTTCACCTTTGACACCCCATGTCATTTCTGAACTTTCAATGAATCCATCATACGGATTTGAACCTTTTGCAAAATGTAGATTGTGCAATGCACCATCAATCGTGATCACATCTGAATAGCCAACACGTGACCATCCACGACCAGACTTGTCCATGTGCCATTTCTTGATTGTTTCTGGACGAATGTCATCACCTTCATAAGTTGCTGAACAATGAAGGATCAGAAATTTTTGCTTTTTCATCTTCCTTGTGAATTGTATGGTTTGACGTAATTGTCAGCACCTTTGTTTTTGGATGTCTTTGATTTCGCATGGACACCTTTTCTTTTCTTGTGTTTATTTTTGCGATAAACAAACGCAGCCATTTTTGCCATTTCTATTTTGTTTTATCGTTCCAGAATTTGATTTCTTTTGTGATTTTCACAATAGTCCAGACGATCGCTGCGGTATATGATAAAAGTTTCAATCCAAGTTCAAAGTCCGTCATTGATATTCCGATCGCACCAGCATTCAACATGATTGTCAACGGACAAATTCTTTCAATTATTTCGTGCATTTTAGTAGTCATTTTTCATATTAGTATGTCATCGAAATGTTGCAATTCAAAACGATTTGCGATGTTTCTTTTCCTTCTGGAACGTATGCCGAAAGAAGAAGAACATCCATTTCATCAAGTGTTGCATTCCACCCTTCACATGTTGTGAATTCGTTAATGTTGAAACAGATCGGTGTTGTGTTTCCAGTAGTTTCAAGAAGTTGTGTTGCGATTCTGCACACATCAATACTTGCCGGATATTCTTCCGAAGGTGGTGGACATGCAAGTTTTGCACGTAACAAAGACAAGTGAACTGAATTTCCAGCCGCACCCCAAGCCCAGCCATTCCAACTTGTTATTGTGCAAAGACTTTTCGGAACAACCCAGACTGATCCATTCACCATGTTTTTCGGTGTGATAGCGGTGACCGCAGCCGTTCCTAGATTTGTGATGAATTTATGTTCATTGTTGTATTGTGCATTTCCCAGTGCGAATTCATCCGAACCACTGATGTCGCAATATGCTTGAATGTTTCTGGAAAGCATTTGTGTGTTTGTGTCCGGTGCATAGATAGGAATGTTCAAAACCCCAGCACCAGACAATGTTGATGCACCAGATGTTCCGGTTGTTGTCAGACTTGTGACAACACCACCACCACCACCGGCATCTGCAACCCATTCAAGATCACCAGTGGCATTCTTTGTCAGTTTTGTTGAATTTGCCGCAGTTGCAAAGTCTTTCGGATCATGGATCTGGTCATTCGGAAGGTTTTTATGTAGATTTGACATGGTCTATTTTTTAGTTGTTTTTTTGTTTGTTTTTGGTTTTTCAAATTGCGTTGAACAAACTGCAATTCTTTGTGCTACATTTGGAAATTCAGTCACCATCACTTGATTCGAAACACATCGTGAAATGAATTGTGATTTTGTTTCTTCTGGTTTTGGTGTAGGTAGTGGCATTTTTCTTTTATTAGTATATTATCATTCCATGATTCTTTGTGACACTTGCATTTGTCGAACAAATGCTGGATGATCCAGCACCATATTCTGGAAATGATGATGCGTTTTCATCAATCCATTCAATCATTGCTTTCACCATGACTTTTGCTTTTCGATATGTGTCTTGCTTGAAAACATTCAAATCCGCTGGTGAAACCAAGTGTGAAAATTCTGGCATGTTATGAACAACACCAGATGATGTTGTTTGATTTTGAATTTCAAGAAGTAGTTCAAACCTAGTGAACCACGCAAGTGTCGGTTTGATCCAGTCAGTCATCAATGTGGTTTCATCCGCAGTTTGCGTTCCAGCATCAAATGCATCTTTCAAATGAATGTAGAAGTCTTCACCAAGTGGTTCTTTGATGTGTGCAATTTCCGCCAAGACACGTTGTTGTTTTGAAATCAATGTCGGATCAGTGTTTTGATTTGTGAATGAAAGATCGATCACTTCTTGTGCGGTCATGAATGCTGCGTCTGCCATGTAGTTGTTTGTCAATGCCATGATTCTATTTTTTAGTTGTTGATAAAAATTGATCACCAGAATCAATCGGATCAAACCCCAGCATGATTCGTTGTTCGTTCAATGTTAAAATTGCGGACGGATTGATGTCTGCAAGATATGAAATCGGTGGTTCATAAACAATTTCCAGATCATCGGCATTCAATGGTGTCATGTCATCAATGACTTGTCTGATCCTTTTCAGAATAACACCTTCAACATCTTTGATGATTGTTCCCATCACCATTTCCCATGCAACACGAATTTCATTTCCAGTTGATCCAAGTTTGTTTGCTGCAACAATTCCGGACATTGCTGGTTGCCATCGATGTGCAGTGATGATGTTTTGACTTGTCAATTTTTGCAATTCCATGAATGATCCGTCTGCATTGTCATTCAACATTGTGATGTTTGCTGGTTTTGAATCACCATTCTTGACAAGAAACAAGATCTTTGAATTGTTGTTTTTTCCAGTCCATCTTTGTTGTGCATCTTTGACAAGTGCTTCGGCTTCTTCTTCACCCATGTCACCATTGATTTCAACAATCGCTGATGGCACAAAATTATTTTCGAACTTTGTTTTGTTGTAGGATTGCAACAAATTATCAATGGACAACCATGACAAAGATCCAATGAAATCCGGCATTCCATAATATGAAAAAGTCGGTTCATAGTCTTTGAAATGGATCACCGATGTGTTTTCCCTAAATTGCGGATATAGTGGCAAAATGACTTGATCTTTTTTTGTTGAATTATAGTTTGCCCAGTCTGCATGAATATAGACATCTTTCATGTCTTTTGAAATTCGAACTTTTGTTGCGTCAATATGATACAAATTCACACCACCTTTGTGTTGAACAATTTCCAGATATGCGTTTCCGAAACAATAATAGTCAAACATCAGTTTTCCATAAACATCACGCAATGATTCACCAGTGTTGACATCATCAACAAATGACATCAAAGATTCTGATGTTGATTGAAATTCTTTTCCAACTGACAAGATTTTCTTTTGTCCTAGAATTGAACGATGTGTCGGTGATAGTCTGGAAATTTCTGCAAGAAATTGTGGAAATAAATTGTTTGCACCGAATGGAATGTATGGTGTCGGAACATTTGTTGTTCCACTCATTTCTTCAATTCTTTCTGGAACTGCAAGATTGATCACATCAAATTTTGCAAATCCAGCCGATTTTGCAATCTTATTCAGTTGTTGATCCAGTTTCTTCTTCTTCGACATTTGATTTCTTTTTTGATGGTTTTGGTGTTGTTGTTGCTTTTGGTGCTTTTGGTGCTTTTCCTTCAACTACGAACGGACATCCGTTTCCGAATAGTCTTTCAAGTTGTTGTTGTGTCACTTCACGTGTCACGTATTTGATGCCATCAAAACGAAATGATTGTGCGTTTGCAATGTTCTTGATCAATTTATAGTTTGCCATTTTTTTATGTTTTTAGTTTCTACAAAAGTAGTGATTCTCAAACTAAAATGGTGACACCCTTTGACAGAATATCACCATTTCAATGTTCATATCTTCAACACCTACAAAAACCAGAATCTTGTTCCAGATTATACTGGAATTGTGATTGCAGTCACGTCACGTGGATATTCACCTTGTTGTGTTGTCAACGTGATCAATGTTCCGTTTGCAGTTTGAAGACCAGTTCCAGTTCCTTGTTCACCAGATGTGAATTCCATGTATGCAGTTTCTTCAAAAATTTCGTCCCATCCTAGAACAAATTTATACGTCACCGCTGGATCAGCACAATCATCTGCATAAGTTTCAATGATTGCAGTGATTCCACAACTTGTTGCCAACATCATCAAATCTTCATTCACCACACCAGTGATCTTCGGAATGTAGAATTCAAGTGAAACATCCATCAAAGTTGATCCGTTTTCACGTGTTGCATTTGCAGTGAAACCAGCAGTCCCACGATCAAATTCCCACACATAAAACACATCCGTTCCCGGATTCACCATTGTCACCGCAGTGTAGTCATGATCTGTTCCAGCAGTAAAAGATGCAATTTTGTCTGTATCGACTAGCCAGATTTTTTTGATTCCACCACGTCTGTTTCTATCGCAGCAAATCACATTGTGTCCTCTTGTTATACTCATGATTTTTTATTTTTTATATTATTAGATTCAATTAGTTATTAGTAGCCAACTTGCACAAGTGATTCATGTAAAAATTGAACCCCAAGTTTGAAATATGCTCGAACATAAACTTTTTCAGTTAAATCATCGTAGAACATTTTCATTTCTCCTTCTGGATCATTTGTGTCAGTTCCGACTGCAAGATTTTGTTTTGCTACATAAGCAGCACACACATCATCAGCGATCGACATTTGTGTTGTTGCAGTGTCCCAGATATACATCGGAATCACTTCAACCCCTCTAAAATAAACTTTTACAGATCCATCAACTAATTGTGAAAAACCTTCTGCATTTCCAAGATCTTCAAGTGATGTCAAGTAGTCATCATACATCAATCTTGAAACATAGATTGCTTTATCTCTATTGTCAACACCTTGCAATGCTGATGGTGCTGATGCCCACATCGCACGAAGTGCAACCAATGCATCACCAGTTGTCCATGCACCAGAATTTGCGATTGCAACTTTTCTTGTTGTTCCGATTTCAGTGTTTGCCTTGAATAGTGTCCACCATCCATCAGTTGAATCGTAGCAATCAGAATCGTCACCAGTGTATGAAGTATCACCGAACCATGCTAATTTCACAACATCTTGCGAAATTCCGTTTCTAACATTTGCAAGAATTGTGTCTGCAAGTTCAGTTCCTTGAAGATCAAACACGTTGATTCCGTTTCTGAAACTTTCTTCAAGATAAGTTCCGAAGAACGCATCTTGACATTGTGAAACCGCCACACGCATTCTTCCAGCGGTGATCACTTTGTCATTCACATTGAATGATCCACTTTCTGCGTCACCACATCCAGTGTATTTTTGAACGATACAAGACAAAGCGTCCGCAGTGTATAAGTTCATTTTGTGTTTTACGTTTGGAATTACTCGAAATTGCATCAAGTCTGAATCCCTGAATATCGGTTCAAGAAATAACGTGCTAAAATTCGCACCGCTATATGTTGCCGAAATGTTGTCTAGTGCTACATTTGCCATGATTTTTTATTTTTTGGTTATTATTTATTATTATTGATTATTGATTTCCACCACTTTTTCTTTGCAATCCACGCAGCATTGCATTGTAAAATGCAGCATTTGCGTCTTCACTTTTCACTGCACCGACAACTGGATCTGCATTTGCAACCACATCTTTCTTTGTTGCTTTCATCTTTGAAATTTCTTTTGAAAGATTTTCAATTTCTTCATTTGCAGTTTCTAGTTCACCAACTTTGTCTGCAATTTCTTCTTCTTTCATTCCTAGTTGTTCTTCAATTTTATGAACTGCGTCTTCAAGATTTTTCACTTGATCTTTCAGTTCTTCATAAGTCTTTGCCCAGTCAACGTCTTCCGCTGGTGTGTCACCATCATGACCTTCTTCATGATCGTTTTTGATTGTTTCATTTTGATTGTTGAAAAGTGACTTGATTTGTTCGATCAAACCTTTTTCGTTTTCAGTGTTTGAATTTGCCATGATTTTTTCTGTTTTATTATTTAATATTATAGAATTGATTTTTTCTTCGGTTATATTGTTGAACTTTGAAATATCGTATGAATTGACAATTTCAACTGAATCACCGATTGAATTTGCAAGTCCCATTTCAAGTGTTTCGTCTGCATTGAACCAAGTTTCAGCGGACATCAAACCGACAAGCGTTTCAACATCATGTTCTGTTTTGCTTGAATAGATGTTTGCGATTTCATCACGAATCTTGTCAAGAACATTTGCAGTTTTTCGAAGTTCATCAGCATCACCACCAGCCATTGTGAACGGATTGTGGATCATGAACAATGAATTTTTTGCCATTGAAATTGTATCACCAGCCATTGCGATCACTGATGCGATCGATGCGGCAATTCCTTCAACCATTGTTGTGACTTTGCCATTGTGATTTTTTAATGCGTTGTAAATTGCAAGACCATCAAAGACTGATCCACCCAGTGAATTGATGTGGACATTCAGATCTTTGCCTTTGACTTCTTTCAGTTCGTCAATGAAAGATTTTGCGTTGACATCGAAACTTCCGATTTCAGAATATATGTAAACATCGGCAACTTCTTTTGCCTTGTTGTTGATTTCAAACCAGTTTTGATTCATGTTTGCAAAAATAAAAACATGAAATCAGATGATTTCGAAATTTGCGGAAATTTATTTTTTCAATAATTTTTTGCGAACAAGGATTTTTTTCTTTGCCTTGATGTTTGCGTCTTTTCGGAATTTGTTTCTGTATTTATAGACAACACCTTGAACTTGACGATCTGACAAATCGTATATGATTGAAAGATCCATGAACGTGTGCGTCACATGTCCTTCGTTTTCAATTAGAAGACGATCAAATTCTTTTATGATCAAATAGTTTCGAACACGTGTCGGTTCTGCAATTCCACGTTCAATCAAATGATAGACAATGTCTTTTGGTGTTGCATATTCACCGAATCGTGTCTGGATTTCAGTCCAGATCGTTTCAATGAAATTTTCGACATGTTCTATTTCGTTCGGTTTCGCCATTGTTTTTGAAGTTCGAACATTTTGTTCATCACTTTCACAACACATCCACCACAACCGAAAATGTTTTTTCCGACTTTTGCATCAATATATTTGTTGAAAAACGGAAGTGCAGCCAGTGCGTCTTTCTTATTATACATATATCGACCACGTGCGTCTTTTTTGATTTTTTTCAAGACACTATCAATCTTCATTTGATCTTCAAGTGAAACTTGATCAGCAATTTCTTTCATTGTGAAATGTTTTGTTTTTTCAAAAATACGTGGTTTTTTTATTCCAGCAACTATCATTTTGTTTCGTTTTTTAACATGTCAATGTTGATTGCTACCATTTGCCGATCGGACATTCACCACCCATTTCTTTTGACATCAATGTTTTTGCTTTCAAATTGCATTTGCAAACTGAACATGAATCAGCATTGAAGATCCACAAAAATTTGTTTCTTCGGTTTTCGCATGTTCTGCAAATTTTTAGTCTTTCATTTTGAACTTCTTTTGTTTCAGTAAATTTCATTTTTTTATTTTATTTGATTAGAATGTCGCTTGTGCTTCAATGTTTTTCACTGCAATTTGTGTGTCAGTCACATCGGCTTCAACAAGGAAAACTTTTTGATCTTTACGTGCTGATAATGCATTTGACATTGCAAGTGATTGTTGTTCCATCATGTCCGTTGCCATCACCATTCCACCATCAGCAAATTTTGAAATCATTCCACCATCAGCAAACTTTCGTCCACCACCGGCTTGATTGATTTGTGACAACATCGGTTTGAACATTGCAGTTGACTTCTTATTGATCACCGCTTCACCACCTTCAAGTTCAACAACACGTCCACCGACCGAAAACTTTTCACCACCTTGTGCATGTGATTTTCCTTGAACCATTCCACCACGTGCATGTTTCTTCACACTTCCACCTTCTTCAAAAAATGATTCATCCATCACACCACCCAGTTCCGCAGTTGGTGGTGGTTGTGCATTGATAGTTGCTATTTGAAGACCAGTCATGGCAACCATTGCAGCGGTCATGATTCCTTTGATGATCGCATCCACAACTGGATTTCCAGAAATTGTTCCAGCCCAGATGTTCATGATCGCCATTGCACCAGCCATCAATGCTTGTGATTTCATCATTTTTTTATCACGTTCAAATTGTTTGATTTTTAGATCAAGAATCTTTTTGTCATGTTTCGCTGCAATGTCTTCTTCCATTTTTGCTTGTTCTTCTGAACTTGCAATTTTGTATTTTTGTGTTTCACGAATTGCTTTCAATTCGGTTTCTTTTTCACCTTCAATTCCTTGAATTTGTGCATCCATTTGTGTGTGTTGAAGTTCATTCACACTGGACATGATGTCCATGACCGCACCTATTGTCATCGAAATTGATTCAACCAGATCTTCACCAGTGAACGCAGTTCCATCTTCTGTTGATCCATACAATGTTTTCTTCATCCATCCACCTTGAACATCTGGATCATTGCCCAAGTCTTTCAAGTCGTTTTGATAGCCGGTGATTGTAGATTTCAATTTATTGATGTTGTCAACTTGTGTTTTTGTTGTTTCATCCGAACTTTGAATTGTGATCAATGCAAGATCCAGTTCGGCTTGTGCAATTTTCAGTGATTGTTCAATCCGTTCTTTTGCTAGATTTGCACCAGCGTCTTCAAGTTTCTTCATTGCATCCAGTTGTTTGTTTTCAGCATCAATCGTTTCATTGATCTTTTTGATTTGTTTTGTCAGTGCATCTTCAACCGGTTTCAAAGATTCTTCAATTTCTTTGTTCTTCTTTTTCACTTGATCATCAACATCCATCAACTTTTTCTTTGCTTTTTTCAATTCTTTAACTTGTGCTTCAACTTGTTCGTCCGTTGCTTTTCCATTGTTTTTTTGAATGATCAATTTTTTCAATGCCTTTTCTTCTTCGGTGACATTTTTCCGAAGTTGTTCATACAATGTGATCTTTTCCTTTTTGTCATCATTGTCGTCTTTTCCTTTGACAACCAAGCCATCAACAATCTTTTGTGCTTCGGACATTTTTTCATTTTGTTTTGTTTGAAGATCAGTGATTTTCTTTTCAATGTCAATTCTTTTTTGTTTTTGTTCTTGATAGAATTCTTCATGAAGTGTGTTTGACTTTGTTCTTTCTTCACTTCTTTTTTGAATGTCAATGTTGTGTTCGACCGCTTGACCTTCAATGTCGATCATTGCCACTGAATTTGCGATTGCAACTTTGTCATTTTTATGAATTGCTGCATTTTCTTTTTTGACTGCATTATATTCTTTCAGTGCTAGATTTTCGGCATCTTGTGCCTTTTTCAAATCATTCATCAAATCAAGTTCTTGTTGAACAAGTCCCAGCACTTTTCCTTTTGCAAGATCAAGAACATATTTTGCTTTTATTTGAGCCACTGCGGTTTTGTATGCACTAGCAAGTTGATCTGCAAGTTTCTTTTCATCTTTCAAGTTTGTGATGTTTGTTCCAGCAATCTGATTCAATTCTTTCACCGCTTTCAAACGATCTTTTCGTTCGGCATTTTCATCTTTTATCTTTGCGATTAGTTCTCTTACATTTTGAAGTTCTTCGGCTTGTGTGTTTTTCAAACCTTCTTTGATCGCATCCATTCTTTCAGTTTCGGCATTCAATTTTTCCATTGCTTCGGCTGATTCTTCACTTTCATCACTCATGGTTGTCAACAATGCAATTCCAGCGGTCAAACCACCGATCAAAAGTCCGATCGGATTTGCCTTGATAGCAATGTTCAACAATCTGATTGCACGTGTCAAACCAGTAACACCACCGCTGGTTGCAACCGCAGCAATCCGCATCAACACTTGTGTTGCCGCCCATGCTTTACTTGCAACATTTGATGCCATCACGACAACCTTATATGCTACAAAACCAGCGGTCAATGACACGATCACTGGTGACATTTTTTTCAATACACTGAACATTGAACCGACCAAGTCGATCAGCGTTTCAAGAATCGGTGCAAGATTTTCAATCAATTCCATTGCAAATGCGGATGCTGCACTTGTCATTTCATCAATCGAACCTTTCAATGTATCACGCATCACTTCGGCAAATGCTTTCGTTGTTCCTTCTGCGTTTTTTAGTTTTTCAGACATTTCAGTGATTGATTGTGATCCAGCCAACATTGACGCAAATGCAGTCACCGATCTTTTGTCTGTTATTTCTAGCATTCCAGCAACATCAACACCTTTTGCAACCAGTTCATTCATTGCTGGAACAAGTTCATCAACGGACTTGATGTTTCGTCCGAGTGCTTGTGCAAGATCACCAGTCGGATCTGCAAGTTTCAAGAATATATTTTTCAAAGATGTTCCAGCGGTTGATGCGTCAAGTCCGGCATTCACCAAAGTTCCAAGAATTGCAGTTGTGTCTTCAAGTGTGAAACCAAGTGCTTTTGCAACTGGTGCGGCTTTTGACATTGCAGTTTCAAACTTACCCAGATCTAGTGATGAATTTGCAAATGCAACCGCCATGACATCAGTGACACGTGATGTTTCTTCGGCATCAAGATTGAATTGTCGCAGTGTCGCACCGACTACCGTTGCGGTTTGATCAAGATCATCACCGAACGCAAATGCAAGATCAAGAACGGAACTTGTCATGTTGTTTATATCTTCCGGATCAAAACCAAGTTTTGCAAGTTCTTTTTGCAATGCAGCAACTTCACCAGCGGTGAATGCAGTTGTTCCACCAAGATCTTTTGCTTGTTCTTCAAGCATTTTCATTTCCGTTGCAGTAGCACCAGAAATCACACCGACTTGTTTGATCTGGAATTCAAAGTCAACAAACACACCGATCACACGTTCAAGTGTTTTGAATGCCATGACCGCAGCACCGATTTGCAGTGCCATGCCTTTGATTGCACCACCATAGTTTCCGACATTCCTTTGTGATCGTCCCATCTTTGCATCCATCTTTGTCAATGCAGCGGTGTTTCTGTTTATTGTTCCAGTCAGTTTGTCAAACTCTTTTCGATCTTTTCCAAGTGGATCTTGAAGTTTTTTCATTTGAACAACCAGTGCTGCATTTTGTTTTGTCAGATCATTATAGGATTTTCCAGTTGCCGAAAGTGCTGAATTTGTTTTGATCAAATCATTCTTTTGAAGATTCAGTTGCTTTCGCATTGACTTCAATTTCGTTTCTGATTCAACAATTTGTTTGTTGTATTTTGCACCATCAGCACCAGCGGCTTTTTGTTCCGCTTTTAGTGTTTTTAATTCCGCAGCGGTTTTGTCGATTGCGTCTTTGAATGCCACCATTTGTGATGTTCCTTCAACTTTTATGTTCAGAATTGTGTCAAGTGTATTTCCAGCCATGATCTTTTTTTATTTATTTATTATCTACTTTTCAAAACTTTTGTATATTCACCAGAATCCATGCCACCGATTTCCGTCATCACTTCAACAATGTTTCCGGACGCATCTTCGAATAAAACTGCACCGCCACCACCTTCAAGAAAACGTCCATCATTTCCGATGACAAATGCTGGTGTTCTTGTGTTTCCACCTTGAACAATCACTTGTTGATTGTATCGCTGAACACTTCGAACATTGTTTCCGATTTTTATTCCACCACCAGATTTTGATTTTGTGTTGTTTCCTATCACAATCGTTCCAGAACCCTTGATCACTTCATTGTTTGTTCCGATGTTGAAAGATTCTTTGTCTGACATTGATTGCGGACGCATTGCACCATCAGTCGGCATCATCGGTTTTCTGTTTGGATATGCCGCTTGTCGATCTTCATACCCTTCTTCATTTCGTGGAACTGGATTTGTTAGATTGATGTTGTTCTTTGTGGCACTTGTTTTCAATACATTTCCAGAAACAAATTTGTCAGAAAAATTTTCTAGTCTGATATTTGTTTGATAGTTTCTTCCGATCGGCACATCACGTGTTTGTCCTAAATTTGAAAGACGAATTGATCTTTTTGGTGGACGACCGCCTTTTGATGGTTTTTGCACAAACCATTGATATAGTTCAACTTTTGTCATTTCATTCTTTGCTGGTTTATAGTCAATTATTTTGTTGACAACCCAGTATGTTCCACCTTCACCAGTCCCAACATCAAGATAGACCAGTCGTCTGAAATCAAAGTCCATGATGTCTTTTGCAGTCAACTTGAACCACACACGTTTGATTCGTGGACGCAACAAAAGTCCATTGATATTTTTTTCCCAGAAAACCTTGAATAGTCCGTCACAATACGGATAATAAGGTGGTGTTGCGGCTGGAACTTGATCATTTGCTTCAACATCTTGAAATGGCAATGTCGGATGATATGTGATCGATCCGATTGTATATGATCCGAAAAAGTCTTCATTTTGATTGTTGAATGTTCCAGCAAATGGATAGTGTTTTTTCAATGTTGGTGGATCAGATGGATTTTCTTTTCCCCATCGCCATCGATTGTTGTTTGTCGCACCATCCGCTTGAAAAACTGGAACAAGTCCACCCCACAACAAAATTCGTGCAGTGAAGTCTTCAACTTTGTCTGGATATTCATTGTTCAAGACCGCAGTCCAGATCGGACTATATTCAGAATGAATCACCGGAATGAATGGTGATTTGTCTTGATTTGTTCCGATCACCTTGTCATTGAACATGTATGTCGGTGCATAAAATTCAGAACCGATTTGTGTGTCTTTGTTTTTATACATATTGCCAAGATCCATTGCATAAGAATTCAAAGAACAAATTTGTCCGACACGATCATTTCGTTCTTCAACGAATCCGTCAGACGAATCGTTTTCATAAGTGAAACAAAGATCACGATTCAGCGTATCATAAACAAATTCCGATTTTGTTTCTTGCGACATGTCCATCATGTCAGACCAGTCAACCGCTTGAAGTCGATCAAAAAAGAAAGAATCACGTGGTTCAACATAGATTGTTTTCGTTCCTTCGTCTGCATACCAATACAAATTGAAAAGACCAGTCAGACCATTGATCCATTCAAGTTGTGTCACATCACATGGCAAAAGTGCATTGATACTGATTTGACCACCATTGACCATTGCATCAGTCAGACCACCCCAAGTCACCGCATCATTGACACGATATTTCAGTTGACAATGTTGTTCGTTCGAAACACCACCAGCACCATTTTCTTCCCAGAAACAAACCAGCGTTTCATGTGCTTCAACGTAAAAATAGAAACGATCATCTGGATCAAGAATGTCAATCAAATAGTCATAGCATTCAAGATTGAATTTGATATTTTGTGCCGGTAGATTTCCATCCGGTCGCCACGATGTGAAAAGACCATGCCACAAGAAATCATCAATGTTGACTGCACAATTCGAATCAAGCCAATATGGTTTATGAAAACCATCCGTTGCGTCAATTTTTACAAGATATATTCTTGCACAATACTGACAACCGAAGTCTTCATATTCATCCAGTCCAGTCATCGGATCAGTTCCACCCCATGACATTCCATTTGCGTTTGCATACATGAAACCACGATTTCTGTATTGATACGGAACATTTGTCGGATTTCCGAATGGATCAAATTCTTCCGGAACATTATCAATCACATATTGATTTTCCATTTCCACTTCACATGTGATGTTGAAACTATATTCACCAGTTTGTGGTGTTTGCATGATTGAAAAATTGCTGATAGTTTCTGAATGTGTTTGCAAAGGATCAATCGAACCTAGTGTGGTGGCATAGTCGTATGGATCAGTCCAGACACAATTCCATTCCATTCCCCAGATCCACAAACCGGTGTTGCAAAGTGATCCGATGTTAAAAGGAAGATAATTCAATGATGATGAAAAATAATTTCCAGCCCTTGCATACATTCCGTATGCACCCCAATACCATCCAGCGATGATTTGTTTGTCATCGAATTCATCAAACCCATTGTGAAAAAGTTGAAACATTGCATCACTGATATTGTTTGCACATGACCAGATTCCATCTGGATCACAACCAGTGCAGCATGGTGTGCAAAGAAAATTGATTGCACCATCAAAGACATTTTCTGGTTCTGCTAAATTCCGATAGTTTGTCGGAATTTTCCATGCTGATTCATTGTCTGGATCAGTGCAATATTCCCATGAATAAGGTGTTGCAACTGATGAATCTTGACTGATTTCAAAGACTTGACGTGATGAAAGTGTGATCAGTTTTTTGAACCAGTCAGTGTCAAAGAATTCTGATTCAACTTTGTAACCTATACCAGCGAACGCACAAAGAATGATGTCACGAATGAAAATTGCCGGTAGCATGTCGTCTTTGTGTGCAAAGTCACCATAAGTCCATTTCCCAGTGTTCACAAGTGGATAGACAACATGTGATCCGACACCACCATGCAAATAGCCAGAATGTTCAATCTTCCATGTGTCTTCAATGTCTTCAAGTTCATATTGAATTGTTGATGGTGTGTTTGGAAAAAGATCACCACCAGCATCAAAGTCAAGATCACAAAGATTCACATTTTCAAGTGCATTCACCCATTCGTAGTTTTCACCGAACACAACGCATTCATATTCTTTCGGAACTTCATCTTGAATGGTTGCCTTGATCTTGAATTTTCCTTCCATGATCAGTGATCCGTCAACAAAGATTTTTGATTGTTTGTTTTCAATGTATGCAAATGAATCATAAAACGAATCTGAAAAAATGTTTTGCAACACATGATTGTTGTGTGCGGTTGCTGGAATTTTGAACGTCTTTGAAAATGATCCTTTTGATTTGGTGATGTCTTGAATATCTTTGATTGAATATGTCAATGCAACTGGAAATGAAGTCGGATTTTCAATGTCCAGTTCACCTTCAACAAACCACAACAATGTTGATGGATCTTGTGAAAGTATTTGAAATTTTACATTCGATGCTTGTGGCATTTGTTTTTGTTTTTAGTTTTTAGTTTCGTGGATATACATCACGTCTTGCGAATGAATATTCAAAAGTAATTCTTTGCGTCTTTTTGCTTGTTCTTCTGATTCTCATTGTGTTTGTTTTGATCACTATCATTGCCCATCCATTGCAATCACTACCATCACGCCATGTTTCATAAGAATCCCAAGTTCCGAAGATTTGACCACCCAGTGTTGCTTCCATGTCAACACGAACATAGGTGAATGCTGAATTCACAATTTTTGAAAACCACATCGCTTCGGAATCAGTCAGTGCATGTGTTGTGATTTTATGGACTTGATCTTCGATCGTGATCCAGTTGTTTTTTCCGTAGTGATACAACTGCGGTTGTGCTTGACCACCAGCAACCAGACGTTTTGTGAAAGTTTCATGTTTCGTTTGTCTTTTGGATTCAAAAGTTCCTTCCGATGAAAACATGTCCCATCCACCCAGTTGATTTTTCCACAAGAATCTTCGATATGCATTTTGTTCAACACATGTTCGATCAATCGTGAACCACCATCTTGTTGATGCTTTCCATGCACCAGTGTCAGATTTCACTGCATTGTAAACTTCATAGTGCGTCACATTTTCGAAATCTGTTCCTTCGGTGACGATCGGTTCTAATGCACATATAATTGTTCGGAAACCAACATCCATTGTTTGCATTCCATCATTCGTGTTTCCTTGTGACCAGTTGATTTCACGTGTTTCAAGCATTGAACCAGTTTGATCAAAAGTTCGAATTGTCAACACGTTTTCATCCGTTATGCCGGACGCAAGTTCACCATTGAAGGTGCTGATCAGAAATTGTTCAGTCGGACGAATTCGCACTTTGTAGTTTTTTTTCGTTGTATAGCCACCGAAGTCTGATCTGGTGTTGTGAATTGCATCTGTTAACCATAGCCAGTTTCCTTCCGTTCCATTCAACGGATCGAATTGCATATAATATGCACCGAATTGCCATGCCGAAGTCACCACCAATGAACTTTGACGTTGTGATTGAATTCGTGGTGGCAACCCTTCATGGATCGTCACAACATTTGATTCAGTTTCATCTGGATCAAGTTCAATGAATCCAGTTGCAGCATCCAGATATTCACGTTGAAAGATCGCACGAACATGCCAGTTTGATTTCAGAAACCAGAAATCTTGACCTAGTGTTGAATGACCACCACCATAGCAACATCCAGATCCAAGTCTTGACATGTCTTCGGCTTGTCCTTTTGGCAATGAATTGAAAACATCACCGGCATCAAGTTGAAAAGTTGTGGATGCGACAAGTGTTGATGCAAGACGCATTTTTCCACCCCAGTCTGTCCAGCCACCAGAACCAGTTGCATCATATTGTAATTGTGCAACAACATTCAATGTGTTTGCGGTTGATTCGGTGCATTGATAGAATATCGGTGCAAGTGTGGAAACGATTCCACGTGGTTGAATTGTGATGATCGGTGCTGCCATTTTTTTTATTTTTTATATTACAATTTCGATGCCGCCAGTTAAAGATCGGATGCTAGTGATCACAGATTGTTGATATGCTAGTCCTATTTTTTGAACTTCGACTTCACGTTCTTTTTGTGTTTTTTCTACGAAATACAATTTGTTTTTGTCCATCGGATTTCCTTTTCCCCATCCACCTTGTTGACCAGTTTGTTTTGTAGCGATCGCAAATGCGATTGCCTTGATAGTCGGATTGTCACTTGCAATGCCTTTGACTTTGATCCATTGCATCAGTCCTTGAATATAAAGTGAAGATGCTTTTGAACTTTTTTCTTGTGGTGAATAAGGAATTGCCATTGCATTCACACCATAGTTCACAACTTTCCAATAGTCCAGACCTTTGATTTGCAATGTCATGTCATATTCATTTGCCATCACAATTTGATGTGTGAAAGAATTGATCAATGCACCAGATGCACGTCTTTTCAATGCAATCAATTTCAATCCAAGTATTGCTTGAATTTTCACTGCGACATCACTGATCATTTGTTTTTGAATCATTTTTTTTTATTGTAAATTAACAAAGCAATGTCTGAAATAGTCCATGTTCCATTTGCATTCCATTTGAAACAACTGATCATTCGATGCTTGTTTTGTTCTAGTTATATTTAGAGATCCACCACCCAGTTGAAGTTTTGATCCTATATTCAACAAGACATCATCAAGGAAATGATAAAAGCAATTTTCCATTTCGTCCCAGTGTGCCGGAATTGTTGTCGGTGAAAGTCCGAATTGTGTTGACGGAACTTGTGAATATATTTGACAAACAAATGAAGTGGTTGTTTTGACTTGTCCATATTCCATTTCAACGGATGACGCTGATGATGTTGGTGGATTCAAAACCATGAATGCGGTTTCACCGATATTTCCCTTGTTGTGAACGTCATCAACTTCTTGTGACCATCCGAAAAGAAATCTGTTGTTCGGTGAACCTTCACCACCACCACATGAAAATGATGTCCATGATTGTTCCATTTGTGTGATTAGCGGTTGCAGTTTTAGTGTATTATCTGACATGTTTTCTTTTTTTTATTTTATCGTTTTGATCTTTGCTTCGCTTCGGCTTCTTGTGCCATGCTTTCACGAACTTCATTTTCATATTCATTTTTTGCTGATTTCCATGAAAGAAATGTCAGCACTTCATACAAGTTTGATTCTTGAACTGAAACGATTGCACTTTTGTTGTGGTTTGTGAACACACCATCAAATGCAAGATCATACAAAGTGTTCAACCATCCGAATCCACTCATGATTTCCCAGTTTTCGTCTGCATGTCGGTTTCCAGTTCTTTGTCCGTCTTTGAAGATGTTGCTGAATTTTTTGCGAATAGTTTCGTTTGTGTGATCAAAAAAAAAACGAATCGCCACACAATGTCCATCGGCAACTTTTCAAACAATCGTGCTTTCTTTTCAATCAGTGCTTCGGTTGTTTCTTCATTTTTTTCTTTGCAAAGAATTGCCATTTGTTTTGCTATCAATCCGAAACGTCCACCTTCAATTTCTTTTGCGTTCACCATCACTTGTTCCGCTTCAATGAAGTCACCGAACTTTGTTTCTTTCATTTCGTGTTGTGGAAAATAGTATCTTTTATTTTTCCATTCAAATGAATCTTGATGATCTTCTGAACTTTTTGTTTCAACCTTTTCGTTCAGAAATTTTGTCATCAATTCCAGACACGTGTTCATTTCACGAACATTGCATTGTTTGATTTTCTTTTCATCCAGCCCAGTCAAATACTCAAACACCTTTTGATTTGCAGTGATGTTTGCAAGTTTTTGTTTGTTCTTCAAATGTTCGTCTTCAATTTTTTCAAGATCCGCAACTTCATATTCTTGTAATATATGAACAATCTTTGCATATTCTGAAACATTCAATTCTGACCATTGATTTGGAATTTCACATCTTTCATTTCCGACTTTCAATTTTATCATTTTAGTTTGTTTTTTTAGTTTGTTTTTTTTTCATTATTTCTTCAAGTGTTGTGGTTGCTTCAAGTTCCACAAAGTGTGCATCAAGCATTTTGTCAAGATCATGAATGGTGTCCGTCATTTCTTCAAACAATTCATGAATATGAAGTTCAATCAGATCACCATTGCTTTTGTTTTTCAATGCAAGTGCAAAACCGAACGCACCGAACATCAGAAAATTCGGCAACATGAAAACCCATTCTGTTTTTGAAATTCGTTCATCGTTGTTGATGTTTGCACCCAGTGTGTTGTGAAGAAGTTTTGCTTTTCGTTTCAATAGAATAAAATTTTGAAACATTTCTGATTTTTGGTCTTCCGTTATATCATAGACAAAACGATCCACTTCATTGAAAAAGTGTTCAAGAATCAGTTTGTGTTTTTTATTCAAAGATTTTATTTTTTCCATAATTTGCAAAGATACTTCGTTTTGTTTTTTAGCCATCGCAGTTTTTGTTTAAGTTTTCAACTAGCCGAAATACATGATTCGTGATTTGTTCAAGTCAAAAAAAGATCGCATTGAAATTGCGTCTGCAATATCTGGTGAACGTCCCAGAATTGATTTGATCTGATCTTTTGGAATCATTGAAATTCGATTGTCTTTGTCAACATCATGTTGCTTGATCACTTCAAGTTCTTGAATGATTTGGTTTCTGATTTCTGGATCTTTGTCTGCAATGTAGATTTCACCTTTTGAAACTTTACTTGCAAGATGATAGAAACATTGTGTTTTCAAATTTTTGTAGTTCTGATCATTCAGTGCTTTTGAATTGTTGACGAATGCTTTTGTTCCTTTGATGAAATCTGGAATTGCACCACCGACACCATCTGAATCAGTGATGATGTTTGATCTGGATATTTGAAATTCATCAGCATATTTCTTGACATTGTCTGCAAGTTCTGACAATGTATTTTTTGACCATGTCTTGATCTTGATCAGTTGCCAGTCAGACCAGATGCAAATGACGGATTTGTCCCTTCCGAATCTTGCAACATCGACTGACATGTATTTCGTGCCAGATGGAACAAATTCATTTGTGAACATATCATTCAAATGATCTATTGAAAAAAGATTTGAATCGTCATCTGAATAGTTCCAGTCACCGAACAACAATCGTTTCTTGTTTAGTGGATCAAGTTCTTCAAGTTGTTTGATGTAATGTTTTGAAATGTTTGGATTGTCAGTGACTAATGATTGAACGAATGCCTTGTTGTCATCAAGTGTTCCGTTTTCAAATGGTTTCCAGAATTGACTGAACACCCATCCTTTTGATGGATTGCACGTGATCAAGGTTTTCGGAATCAAATTGTTTTCGTCCAGTTTATATCTGATCCGACTTTGTAAAATAGCAAATGCAGTTTGTGTGATTTCAGATGCTTCATCTATAAAGCAACCAGAAATTTCAAGTGATCCTAGTGAACTGAATTCTGGATCTGATGGCATTTGAAACAAGTCTTTCAAAAGAATAACTGATCCAGATCGATGAAACAAAATTGATGATGTTGCTTGATTGTATGTGAAATCTTTTCCAGCATCAAGACCTTGCAGTTTGCAAACTTCAAAAAATGAAACAAGTGTTGTTTCTTTCAAAGTCTTCAATCTTGATCGTCCGATGCACCATCTGGTTTCTGGATATTTCAAACATTGCTTGATGATGAAATAAACACCCAGCATTGATTTGCCACCACCAGCACCGCCACCATAGCAAATGACATTGTGTTGATCGTCTTGCAATAGATCAATCGCTTGTGTCTGTTTGATCGATAGGTGCATTCAAATATGTTTTCGTTTCCATCCAGTTGATCGGTGATCCATCTGATCCGGTCAATTCTTGTCTTTCAACATAGCCACGCACTTTTCCTTTTGTTTTCAAAAAGAAAATGATTGCGGTTGAATTTCCTTCTTTGATCAGTTTCCACAATTCGGCTTCACAAATATCGATTGCCATGTTTGAAATATCATCAACATCTTTTTTGAATTGTTCATCAGAATCCATGTATCGATAGAACGTGGATCTTGAACACCCAGTGAAGTGACATGCAAGTGTGATGTTTCCCATGTTTTGACGCAATGATTCAATCAATGTGTCTTTTGTCACTTCGGTTCTTTTTTGTTCCTTTTTTTTAGTGTGTCCCATTTTGTTTCATTTTGTTTTCACAAAAATAGAAATTTAATTGAAAAAACTTTCATTCAATGAAACTATTTGTGAACGATTAAATGTTGAAACCCCCAAGCGATGCAATCGGAACATTCAATGCTTCAATGATTGCGAATTCAAATATCTTTGATTTGTTATCGTAGCCAAGAACATCACCCCAGTTTTCACAAAGAAGTTCCCATGCTTCAAATGTTTCTTCGGAAACTTTCAATGTGATCACCTTGTCAAATGTTTCATTCAGTTCATGATCTTTGATTTTGTGTTCTTGTGTTTTGTTCAAATGATCTTCAAGCGATTTGTATTTGTCCAGACCTTTCATTTTTTTATTTTGTTAAATTAAGAAACCGACCACAACAATGAAGTTTGGAATCTTCAAAGTCGCAATCGGTTTCACCTAAAAAACCACAGATCCGAAGATCAATGGAAAACAATCACAAAGATTGTGATTTTTTATTTTTAATTTTTCGCAGCATTTGGCAAATTTATGATGTTGCCTTCTTTCATTGCTTTTTGCAGTTGTTCGTTTGTTGGTGGTGGCATTCCTTCAAGTTTTTCATCTTGTTCTTTTTTTTGTGCCGCCAGTCCATCTTGAACTTTTTTCATTTGTTCGTTTCGCAATTTTGTCAGTTTGATGATTTGTTCAAGTCGCATCAATTCAATTTTGATGAATGTGATTCCGATGTTGTCATCACCATGTTTCTTGATGTATGTCTTCAACATATTTTCACAACCTTTTTTTTGTTCGTCATCTTTGCATGACCAGATCGCTTGAATGATTTTGAAACATTCGTCTTCTGGTGTCAATGATTTTGATTTTTCTTTTTTTGCCATTGTTTTCTTTTTTTTAGTTATTAAAGTGATTTGATTTTATTTCCTTGAATTTGATTCCGCATTGAATAAGATGTTCAAATTGACTTTGTGGCATTTCAAAAGATCCAGTTCCATCACAATCGAAACAATCTTCCGTTTGATCACCACAATGTTCTTTGCAATCTGGACATAGATCAGAATCGTGTCCATGTATATTGTAGCCACAACACGACATCAGCACTTGTCCTTTGCCTTCACACATTCCGCATTCCAGTGTTTTCTTTTTTGTCATTTTTTATTTTTAGAATTGAACTTCAATCGTTTTGTCTTCAAAGTCGATTGTGCATAAATTGACTTGAAACGTGTCTTGAATTTCACGTTGATCATTTGATTCAATGAAATCACCATTTTCATTTTCCCATTCTGAAAAGTATTTGTTCAGAACAAGATCAGTGATTTCAAATTGATGTTCTTTTTCTTCGGTGTCGTAATAGTCAACAACTATTGATCCAGAAACTTTTGTTGCATACGCACCGATTGACTTGACACCCCATGATCGCATTTCAAGATAAAACGACCAGTCCACTTGAATGATCGGTGTGACACAATCGATTTCAATATCTTCTGGCATGTCGAATTCTTTGATGAACCATTTGTTGAATCCATCAATGTCAACATCGAAATTGCATTCAGTGTTTTTTGATGTGAAATTTTCTGAATTCATGACACGTCAAATTCTGATTGATAAACATTGAACGCTGGATCTTGATCTGTTTTCAATTCATCATGAATTCTTTTCATGGTTTCTTTGAACTGATCAAATGTTGTTTCCTTGTGAAATTTCATTCCGAAGACATCATTGAATTCTTTGAATGTTCGAAACTTATATTTGAATCCATTCGGATATGAAACAACCAATTTGTAGAAATTACGTGTCCAGTTTCCACGACCGAATTCATTGACTGCAACCCACCAGTCAATTTCAGTGAATGCAAATGTTTTTGGTCTGATGAATGTTGATTGAAATGCATCAATCATTTTGTTCCATTCATGATCTTGAAAATTTCTGTTTGCAAGTTCATGTTCTTTTTGATCCACAATCTGGACAACTTTCATTGTGTCGTCTTTGATTGTGATTTGAAGTTTTTGTTCCATTTTGTTTTTTGGTTTTTTAGTTTACTAATATATTAAAAATTTGTCAGTTGATCTTTCGGAAGATCCAAAAGATTGAAGATGTTGTCGAATGAATCATCAGATGTGAAAGTTTCTTCATCTGTTTTGTTCCAGAATCTGAATGTTGTTTCTGGACGCAATTTTGTTTGATCAACATATTCCCAAGATGTCCAGTTTCTTTTCAATTCAGTTGCAAGTTTTTTTGTGTTGCAACCGATCACCATTTGTGTTTCGTTACAAACCACACACCACTTTGTGTCACCAAGATACCAGTCACCAAAGATTTCGAAAGATAGTTTCATTTCCATTGTGTTGTTTTTTAGGTTTGTTTCTGTTTTCATACTACAAAGATAAAAAAAACTTTCATTCTACAATGACAAAATGAAAAAAACTTTCATTTTTCTTTGTTTACTAGATAAGAAACAACAAAAAATTCTTTGTATTTCGTCAAAATTTCTTTCATTTTACACGTTTTGAATGCGATTTTTCATCGATTTATGTTGTTTTACAGAAACAATCTGTTTCCATGTCCATGTCTGGTTCAAACAAACACGTTTGTTTTTTTGACAATTCGTGTTGATCTTGAACTGAACTGAATTTTCCTTTTGATTTTTCAAGAAGTTCTTCGATTGAAAGATTGTTTCGAAGATCAAAACGTGGAACTTTTTCGTTTCCATGTTTGTTTTCCATTTCAATCCACCATTTTGCAATTTCTGGATCTTCTTTCAAAATTGTCATTTTTTTTCTGTTTGATTTTTTGAAACACAAATCGCAGTTTCCTTGATAGTCTTTCAATTTAAGATCAAACGATTGATTGTCCCAGAATGATCGAATGAATTTTTCATCCACTGGCAATTCATCGCAAAGTGGATAAAAATAAAAGTCTTTGATTTGTGGATCATTTGATTGTCGATGTCTTTCATCATGTCGAATTCCGATTGCGATTTTGTATTTTTCAAAACCCAGTTCTTTGATGTATTTTTTGATCGGACGAAGTTTCAATTCTCTTGTGCATGTGCTACCGATATTTGTCGGAAGTGGATATTTTTTCAACATTTCTTCAAATGGTTCACCATTTCGTGATGCGGTTTCAAATGATACTTCATTGAATGTTGTTCCTTTGTTTGCTTCATGGATCACTTTCGCTTCAAGCCAGACAACATTCAGATTCCATTCTTGATCACACTTGTGAACGAATTCAAGTGTTTCTTCATTTTCTTTTCCAGTGTTTGCAAAAAC